CCCGGTGTACCACCACGCAAAAATCTTGATCAAAAGTAACGCCGAAGCCATTACCGTCGCGGCAATCGCCGCCCGGCTGACCAGACGGCCATAGGTTTGATTCATAAACACTCCCACTCTCTTCTGCGGGTAGTATAGCGGAATGTGATTAAGGTCAGTTGCCGGAAAAAAGGCAAAAAAAACCCCCTCATCATGAGGGGGAAGACAGGGATGGTGATTTAAAACATTCCTTATCGATATGAAATAAAAGGATTTATTTCTCGTCATGTCCACGCATTGACCACATCGAATGAAAGAGACCTCGCATTTGCGAGGTCTCTTTTTTACATCCAGGCGATTTGTTGCTGCCCTGTCGATGTGGGGTGAGGTAGAGCCGGTGTCACTTCACCCGGCTTTACGATGTAGCGCTCGACCGTTTCTGTCGTGACGAAAGTACAGCTGCAATTGATATTTGTGCACTGGTGATAACGCTCTTTTGTCGTCTCAGTAAAGTAACGGCTGGTGCGGGCATGGGCGGCTGTATGGCATAACGGACAATGGAACATTTCTATCACCTCACCTTAATGATTTAATGCCGCCATTTTATCCATTAAATCCATATAAAACAAATAGATAAATAGAACACATCACTCATCAGCCACTGCTTCGTACTCCACATCAGAAAGCCTTACCTCAAGCTCTACGCCCGTCGTGAAGCCGTTATTGTTGAGGTTATGGGTCACCTTACTGATTAACCATGCCTGCTCGTCTATGACGCGCTTAAAGCCTGATACCTTCACCGGCATTTCCGGGTAAATATCTTCCCGGCCCGTCGCGAGGGTGATTGAGAACTCAGCGACGCCGCGCTGCAATTTATCCCACTTCGCCTGCGCCGCCCTCATGGCCTGCGCCTTTGACGCGTAAATCGTGGTCATGGCGAAAACATTATCCGATTCACCGGCCATATACTCGCCCTCGCGGGCTTCCTGCTCTTTCTGCTTTTTGGCCTTTGCGGTGCTGCTGACCGGTTTCGCTTTTGGATGCTGGAGCGCCCGCAGGTGCTGCTCTTTCGGCTTACGCTTCAGCTTTACCTGTTGCGCCTGCTTCTGAGGCTTCGGGTCTTTGGTATGCAGCCATTTGGCCGTGACGCCGGTATACGCGCCCCGGTCAGCAATCGCGAACTGATGCCGGTCACCATCACTGCGCTGAATAGTGATTTGTGGGATGGCCTTACCGCTGGCTGTCACGCCGCTCCCGGCTTTGAGCATCAGCAATTTGCCCGCCTTGACCGACACCGCCCCACCGTTCCGCTCGGCGAGGCGGGTCAGGAATACCGCGTCGGACTCCTGCGACTGGTCAATATGCGGGATGCGGATGTTTGCGAGTGATTCCGCCACGCTGGCCGTGAGTTTATTGCGGGATGCAATTGCCCCCACCACAGCGCCAAGCGTGGTGTCATGCCAGGACTCTTCCCGGCGTGAATTGAGCGTTCCGCGAAAATCTGCACTCCGCGCCCGTAACGTCACCGTGTCCGGTGCGCCGTGGTGCTCCACCTCATCGACAGTAAAATCACCTTTCCCCACCAGGGCAAAACCTTTCCACCCGAGATACAGCGACAGCACCGCCCCGCGCACCGGCAGCTCGACTAGCCCGTCACTGTCGTCGAGCTCAATGTCGAGCTGGTCAGCCTCAAACCCGCGATTGTCGGTCATGGTCAGGTTAATCAGCCTGTCACTAATGTTGCCGGTGATGTCCTTGCTGTTGAGCGTCAGCATAAACTGAGGCGTCAGGGTTGCGCCTGAGCCGGTGACGATATCCGGCATGACTAACCTCCCACCAGTGAAAGCACATTACCCGCCTTACCGACAAGAGATTCGGCCTGCTTACCAATATCGCCATAGAGCGCCGCAAGGGAATCATCGACACGCGTCAGTGACAGCGTGAAGCTGATTTTTCGCGGTGAGCCATCAGCGAAAAAGACGGTTCCGGTTTCGCTCACGTTGGTAATGACAAACATCCCGTAAATGGTGCCGGTGCCGGAAATCAGGGGCCACGCCCGGCCCTCATCCGCCATCGTATAGAGCGCCAGCATCGAGAGCCGCCCGCCGGTCATTTCAGGGTACAAATCGCCAGTGAGGGTGATTTTGTCGTCACCGGGGCCGAGGAACTGAAACACATCACGCTTCCCGACCCGGCTGTTTGACGGCCACTGGTAATCCGCGCTGCGCTGCAAACTCTGATAAGGCAGCGACTGGCGCATAAACACAAACATTCCAAGAGTGAGCATCATCATCAGACTCCTTAATCATGCATCATGCTGGCGCGGGCTTTGGCTCGCTTGTTGCGCTCGTATTTTTCAAGCGCATCCTGCAACTGGTTACCGAGCTGGCCGCCCGGCGCACCGCCGCCCTGTAACTGGATTTGATAGGTTGGGCTGCTCTGGTCGATGTACGTGCGACCGGCGGGCGCGGTGACCGGTTGATATGCCTGATAGCCCCCGTATGAGCTGGTCGCCGGAATGTATCCACCACCCTGCCCGACCGGCTGCGCCTTTGCCGTCGCGGCATCGATGGTGTCCGATTCCTTTTTAACGATGCCGAGCTTTTCGAGGATCACATCAAGGCCGCCGCGCAGCTTGTTGAAGATATTCAGCGGCAGCATCAGCGCATCCCCCAGCGCCCGGCCAAACGCCACCCCGGCATTTTTGCAGCCGTCTAAGGTTTCCTGTGTGGCTTTTACCGGCGCGATAAGGTCTTTAAACCATTTCCAGACTGCGCCGAGTTTCTGGCCGAGCCCGTCAAAAACGGGAGCCAGCGGGGCGAACATCTCAGCCACCGGCGAAAATGCGGCAATAAGACCCTGCACCACACCCGAGAAAACGGCGCTGATGGGCTCCCAGTATTTACGGATGAGCAGCGCCCCGGCGACGACCGCCGCGACAACGGCGACCACCGGCCACGAGATAGCCCCGATGGCTGTCACTATCGCGCCTCCCGCCGTGGTAAATGCCACGCTCAGCAATCCGGCAGCAGCAATAAGGGCATTCATGCCCGCGATTACCGGCCACGCAACCAGACCAATTACACCCAGCGCCGCAACCAGCCCCAGCCCCGCCGCCGTGATGAGTCCGAGCGTGGTCGCCAGTGATTTATTTTTCTGGATCCAGCCATCGAGCTTCAGCACGTAGCCGGTCGCCGTCTGCACCAGTTTGCGCAGCGATGACTCCTGCTGGTCGAAAAGATCGGTCCCGACCGCCTCATAGGCTGACTGAAACTCTTTAAAATCGCCGCCGAGGTTGTCCTGCATGACTTTAACCAGCGCGGCCGTTTTCCCGTCCGAGGCTTTGAGCGTGGCAGTAAGCTGGTCGAGCTTGCCGGTCGACGCGGCTGACATCAGCACCGCCGCCGCAGAGCTGGCCTCTTCGCCGAAAATGGTTTTCATGTACTCGGCACGCTGGCCCGAGCCAAGGTTATTTTTCTCGAAGCTGGCCTGCATTTCTTTCAGGATGCTGAAAATCGGCCGGGTGTTGCCCTTGCTGTCGGCCGTTTTGACGCCGAGCTCTTTGATAGCGTCAAAGGCTTTGCCGGTTGGCGCCTGTAAACGACTGAGCACTGCCCGGCTTCCGGTCCCGGCCATCGAGCCGGTGATTTTGGCATCGTGCAGCGCCCCCACCATCGCGGCAGATTCTTCGATACTTACCCCGGCATTTTTCGCCACCGGTGCGGCATAGGTCAGCGCATCACTCAGCCCGTCAAAATCAGCGGCGGTTTTGTTCATCACCGTCGACAGCACGTCGCCAATGTGCGCCACTTTGTCGTTTGAAAGCTGGAAGGCCGAGCGCATCCCCATCAACAGCGCGGCGTTCTCTTCCATTGTGCGACGGTTGGCGAGCGCCATATCCAGCGTGACCGGTGTCACCGCCTGAATGGCCGCAGCATCACCGCCGCCCTTCGCAATGATAATCTGCGCCCCGGCAGCATCATCCGCAGACGCGGCCGTATTATCCCCGAGCTGTCGGGCCTGCTGACGTAACGCCTGCATTTCAGGGGAGTGTTTGTCTACCCCAAGCACCGCCTGAAGCTCAGAGTTTTTCTGTGCGAAGTCATAACCCGGACGCAAAAGAGTCACCCCGGCCAGCGTGCCCGCCGTTGCCACACCAACCCCGGCCATACCTGCATTTCGCGCCCCGGCAGCGAGCGCCTGCCCGGACTCATAGCGGGCTTTCACAGCGGATAATTTCGCCTGCTGCGCACTGACCCGCGCCAGTGCTTCACGCTGGCGGTTTAACTGCGCCGTCGTTTGGCTGATGGAATTTTTCAGACGCAGCTCATCGCTCGCCAGTGTCCGGGTATTAATCCCCGCCTGCCCGAGCGCCTGCCGCTGACGCTGCACGGACAGACGCAGCCCGTTATATTTGAGCTGTAAGTCAGCCGCATTCTTTTGGGCAAGCTCCATTGCGCGGGCCTGCGCTTTCGTCGGATTTTCGGTGTTTCTAAAGGCCACCGACAACGCGGTCGCTTCCTGCTTCGCTTTGGCGAGTGACTGCCCGGTGACGGCCAGTTGGGCGCTGCTCTTACGAAAACCGTCGATTTTCGATGCCTGACCGTTCAGGTCGCGTAACGACTGCTGCGTCGAGCGAATATCACCCGACAGCGATTTGCTCGCTGTCTGGATGGATTTAAAAGGTCGGGTTGCCTGGTCGACAGCTTTCAGCAGCACTTCGAGTTTGAGGTTATTACTCATTCGTGTTTCCGCTTCGCTGTAGCGCCTTGTCGCGCCATGTGATGAGCTCGGGAATACTCAGGGGATACAGCTCTGATGGCCCCCAGTGAAAAATCACCGCGACGTCGGCCATCAGGTCATCAACCGAGAAATTTTTCGGGAAAGTTACGCCGCCGAATTCGGTGACAAAAAACCGACCACCTCACCGGCAAAACTCAGCAGGTCTGGCAGCTCCAGCGCGGCAACCTCCTGCTCGGTCAGCGACGGCAGGGTCATTCGCGGCAGCACCTTAATCAGCGCATCGACGTCCGAGTTCGCCACCGCCGCCAGCCCGACACCGCGCAGGGTTCCGGCGGTCGGTTTCAGGAGGGTCACCTCTTTAATTTCGGTCTCGCCGCGTTTGATGGTTTTTACCAGGGTGACGACGTGTTGGTTTTCAGCTTTTTTCATGATGTCTCTGTCTCATTCAGTATTCAGGGAAGCCCGGCCAACGGCGCTGACCGGGTGAACATTACATGCCGATGTTTCGGCGATGCTCTTCGAGCTTGTCGACGCCGTTGACCTTCTCAATCAGGTTCAGGGTGTCGATTTCGACCAGTTCCTTTCCGTTGAGGGTGAGCCTGTAATAGGTGCAGTCCATCGAGATTTTCGACTCGGTGTCCTCGCCCTGTTTGGCGTCGCCGGTGTCGATTTCTTTCTGACGGCCACGCAGCACCACTTCGACCGGTACCGTCTCGCCAGTGTCGTCGCGCTGGTAGGAGCCAGCAAAACGCAGCGGCACCGCCGAGGCTGTCGCCGCAGCGTAGAGCGACCAGATAACGTCATCCGGAAATCCGCCGAGGGAAAACTCCGCCGCCAGCGCATCATCATCGAGACCGAGGTCGACCGGGGCCGCACCGTTCATCCCGCCGCCGCGATATTTTTCGAGTTTGCGGGTCAGCTTTGGCAGCGTCACCGACTGGACGACACCGAGAAAGTTCGTGCCATCAACAAACAGATTCATGAGCTTTAACTTGCGGGGTAATGCCATGTCTCAGGCTCCTTATTTGCTGTTCACTGACGAGATGAGATTCGCCAGGTATTTATCGGTAATGCGCTGGCGCAGGGTCAGGTTTTCGAGCGGCGGTACCGGCGTATAGTCGTAATCCAGATACAGCTTCCCGGCCTTCAGCGACTCCTTATCGTTGGCGCTGTCGTCAAACCAGCAGGTCGCATCGACGATATAGCCCCCGGTTTTCAGCTCGCGGAATTTGGCATTGATGCCGTCAACGATGTCGCGAATGAGTGTGGCGGTCACCGGTTTATCGACCGCCCACATATGCGCCTCAGCCATCGTGTCAGCGATAACCTGCGCGGTGCGGGTGTAGTTTTCAAACAGGAAAAGCGGGTCATCTGAGCAGGTGCGGTTCCCCCAGAAGCGGAAACCGTCTTTGCGGATCAGCGTGGTGATGCCTGCCTCGTTCAGCAGGTCGGCATCGGTGCCGGGCTCCTGTAAATCCCAGAACACAGACGCACTGATGCCGGTGACACCATTCACACCGACGTTTGACAGGGTTTTATGCCAGCCGGTGTCATTGTCGATTTTGGCACGCAGGCCGAGCGCTCGGGCGGTGGCGTACGCCGTATCCGTCGCGTTAGCCGTGGTATCCCACGACAGAAAATCCGGCCAGATGACCATCAGCTCGCGGGCGCTGAAGTTGTCGCGGTATTTGATGGCCTCAGAAATGGTTTTGCAGCCCCAGGCGCTGACATAGCCGAAAGCCCGCAATTTTTGCGCCACCGGCACAAGTGCGGTCGCGACCTCCAGTGAATCGAGACCCGGCACGCCGAGAATACGCGGCTTGACGCCGGTCACCGCCTGCGCGGTCAACAGCGCTTTCAGGCCGGTGTATTTCCCGTTCTCATCAGTGGTGCCGATGATGTTAGAAATCGTCTGCGCCTGCGCCGCTTCCTCATCGTCGCCGGTGCCTTCTTCCACACGCACGACAATGGTCACCGGCTTTGACTGGTCAGCGATGGCCTGTAGTGAACTTGCGAGCGTGCCTTTGGTACCGGCTTTCCCGATGACGCTTTGCGGGTTGGTAATTAACACCGGCTCATTGAGCGGGAAGGTCTCGACGTCAGCATCGCTGGCCGTGCAGACCATGCCGACAATGGCGGTGGAAACCGTGGAAATGATGCGCGTGCCGTCGTTGACTTCGACGACCTGCACACCGTGATGAAAATCACTCATCCGTTTAACTCCGTTGGGTTGGGGTGCAATCATTTTCTGTTGTGTGTGCAACAGGTGCGACGGAATGGCGTTGGCGGGGATCTAACACAACAAACAAAAAGCCCTCCGGGTGGAGGGCTACGATTTATTCGGGCATCACCGGCCAGTCGACCGGGCCGGTCACTGACACCGTACTGATTTTTTCAATGTCATCGATGTGATCCAGTACTGCGGCCAGTTTTGCCGATTCGGCCTCACTTAACGCCCGACCGGCCTGTAACTTGAGCTGAATAACCCCGACTGACTGCATCGCTTCACTGATGAGGGTTTGCTTTTGTGCTTCGGCAATGGCCGGGTAATCAGTCTCAATGGCTTTCAGCACCGGCTGACCGTAGTCATCAGACACAATAGAATGACCTTTGGTTTGCCCTTCGATTAGATGCTGATACCAGCGGTCAGATATTGCCTGCGCATCAGCAGGCCAGCCTCCCGCCGCTTCATAAAGCGACCGGTCAGCTTCAAAATAAAAGCCCGACATTTCAGCGCTGTAGTAAATCATATTCATATCAGTACCCCACCGCATGAATGAGTACCGCGACCTGCCCGACGCTACCGTACGCCCTGTTTGCCATCACCACGCAGCCGGTCTTCGTTTTAGACACAAGCTGGAACATCCCCTCGGTGCCGGTGTTGTTATTCACGTTTAGCGTGCTGACTGAAATCGACAGACACGCCGAGGGGAAAGCTTTCGGGAAGGTGATCGCCTGCGTCTTTTCACTGGTCATGGTCGCACCCTGAAGCCACTGCTCAATGATGCCGGTACTGCCGCACTGCCACCAACCGTTCGCCGCTTTGGATGCGGAGTTAGGCGCACCAAAGGAGCCTTTAGGCTGGAATCGCCCGTCGCTTTCGGCTTTTGTGTAAGCGCCCGTCTTTGGCATGTAACCCGCATCTGATTGCGCCTTGGTGTAATAGCGCGCATCAAAGTTGGCAAAATTGACCAGACCTAATTTATTGATGGTCACATCGCCTGTCGTCAGGTTTACCGAGAATGGCCGGAGGCTGTTATAGCCGCCGTACCAGTCACCAGAATTGGTCAGCATGAGATAGAGATTAGAGCCGTCCTGCCGCCAGAACGAGCCATAATTGCCGTACACAATTCGGAAACTGTTCGAGGATGTGGTTTGTACCTCTGCGGCCACTTTCAGCGTGCCGGTAACGGTATCCCCTCCTTTTGACACTGCGCCAATGTCAGCCGGTGTGGGCTTGTTTGCCGCGTCATACTGTTTAGTCCAGGCTGACCAGGCTCCGCCGTACATCGTGCGAATGTAAGAGCGCGAATGGTTATACACCCGGTAAATCTGCGTGACGCCAGCATGTTTATACACTTCAAGCGACCCGGCATTTGGTTCCGGGTAGTTCTTCCCGCTCACCGCCTGCGCGTTAGCGGCCTGATAATACAGCCCCGGCGTGGTGTATGCGTTCAGGTCAATTGCATTGCCGATGCTCACCGCCTGACCGTTAAAGATATCCTGCACGGTGATACTGATATCTCCCGTCAGCGCCCGGCCGTTCACTTTGCGGCCCGATGGTACGCGCCCGTTGGCATTATCATTTGCGGCTTTCACCGCCTTCGGGGTTGACGCCAGTGTTTCCGACGTGCTGTCGGTCGCACTGATGAGCTGCACAATACCCTTTTGCGCCGTGGTCGCGTCCTGAGCCGTATATTTCCCTTTGGCGAGGTCATATGTGTCCTTCACCGCTTTCGGTGTCGCAGCGAGCGTCTCAGACGTGCTGTCGGTCGCGCTGCTGAGCTGTACAATACCCTTCTGCGCCGTGGTCGCGTCCTGAGCCGTATATTTGCCTTTGGCGAGGTCATATGCCGCCTTCACCGCTTTCGGTGTCGCAGCGAGCGTCTCAGACGCGCTGTCGGTGGCGCTGCTGAGCTGGGTAAACCCTTTCTCTTTCAGCGTGGCGTCAGGATGGCGGCGCGATTGTTCGTGCTCCGCGATTTTGTCGTCAACGTAGTCCTGCGTTGCCATCACCATTGATGAGTCGATGGCGAGCTCGACAGACTCAAGGTCGGACAGGATGATCACCATGCGCAGGGTCTGCGCCCGGCCGGAACCTTCTTCCAGTTTGGGCTTGTAGCTTTCGGCCATGTTGCCGACGGCGACCAGCGTACCGGTGTCATCGTACAGCCCCATTTCACGCAACCAGAAACCACCCGTTTCCGGCGGGATGACCAGCTCGGCCACCACGTAGTTTTTCTTCTTGTTGTCCTGGCTGATTTTGTTCAGCGCATGACGCCAGACCTCATTGATGAGTTTTGTCTGGCCGGTGTTCGGCTCGGGCAGCGTGCCGCCCCCGTCACCGACAGCCATCGCCACGATGTTGACCTTTTTGCCACCCGGCGTCAGTGCGGCCGCAAATTTTGCCGCCCCGGCCGTGGTGACCACTGTTTTATATTTCACTGTCATTCTGCTCTCACTTAGCCCGGATACACGGTAATGATGTCGCCGTCATAACTGACGCCCCCGGCGAAGAGATAACCGGCCACGTCCTGAATGATGTTGAGCCCGATAAGATGGCGACTGGCCGGTTTGGCGTCGGCAATGAGGCGCTCCATCTCGAGATACATTTCCTCAGTGATGCCGGTTTCCAGCACGCCAATGTCGAGGCGAAAGGTACCGGGTGGGTCACTGGTTTCCCACCACTCCGCCACGTTAATCACATACCCCAGCGGCTCTACCACGCGGCGCACTGCGCCGATGGTACCTTTGCGCCGGTGAATGTAAAAAGCCGCCCGAATAACGTCGCGTTTGGTCTCTTCCGGCCAGTCGCTATCCCAGCGGTCGACGGAATACGCCCAGGCGAGCCACGGCAGCAGATTCACCGGGCAGTCGGTCGGGTTCCATAAGCGGCGTAACGGGATCGGGGTGTTTTCGATATCTGCACAAGCACGAGCTGCGGCCACCTCCAGCGGCGATGACCCGACCGGCAGAAGTCTTGTCTCACTCATCCGAGCCCCCGAGCCTGATTTGATAATCTGAGCAGAAAGACGCCTGCGTTTTATCGAGCACGATGTCAGCGGCCGGTGCCGCCAGCTCGACCCGCTGGACCCCTTCCACATGCAGGGCGGCGTAAATGGCAGACTGACGAATGTCACGCCCGAGCCGGTGCTGAGCGCTGATGTAGGCTTTCAGTTTTGCTTCGGCAGCGGCGCGGATGGGTTCGCTTTCCGGGCCGGGGTAGATGTAAAGCGTCGCGTCGATGGTGTAGTTAACAACTGCCGCCGACTGGACGGTCACCCGGTCGGCGACCGGCCTGACGTCTTCGTCGTTAAGTGCGTTACGCACCACGGTCAGCAGCGCATCAGAGGCCGCACCATTATCCTCGCGGGAAAGCACGGAAATGGTCACGCACGCAGGCTCAGGACTGATAACGGAAATGTCAGCGACGCGGCCGTCGGCGCTGCGGCCGTGAAATTCATACGCACCCACCGGGCCCGCGACGCTTAAGCCCTCAAAAGCCTGTTGCGCCCGCAGACGAAAATCCGTGTCGGACTCCATGACCGCCGGTGTTGGCGGGATGGTGCTGTCGTCGGCCGGGGTGATAATCAGACGGGCGGTATTGGTGTTCGCGGCCATCACATCGAGGTCGTTGTTTTCGGCGTACGCCAGCGTGACGGCCAGCGCGGCCTCGTTCACTCGCTGACGCCATAACACTTCGCGGTATGAATTTTCTTCCAGATATTTCACCAGCGGATCGGATTCCAGTGCGAGCGTCCGGGCGATAGCCTCCTGCTGGTCTTCCGGGTAGAGCGAAATCAGGGTCGCCTTACGTTCGGCGAGGATGGATTCATAATCCAGCATTTCCACCACGTCGGGCGCGGGGAGCTGGCTCAGGTCGATAATGGCCATAGGTTCAACTCACTGGAATGGTCAGGGATAAAGGGGCGGCTGAGTCTTTGATTTCACCGGTCAGGTCAACCATCATCTGGCCATTAAACTGGCGCTCAATCGTCAGCGACGTGATGGTGACGCGGGGCTCCCACTTCAGCAGCGCCATGTAACAGGCACACATCATCTGAAGGTTCAGCGCATCGTTTTGCGGCATATCAATCAGGGAAGACAGCAGCGAGCCGTAATCACGACGCATCACCCGCGACCCGACCGGCGTGCGCAGGATATCGCTCACGCTCTGGCGGATATGGTCAGCATCGGTAATGGCCCGGCCGGTCTCCCGGTTCATGCCAAGATAGCGGGCCGTCATTTCGTACCCTCCGTGCGGCTGTTCCCGCGTTCGACGCCGCCGTGGTCATGGTCATCCACCTGCACGCCGTTGGAAGTAAATTTCCCGCCTGTGTGCTCGATGTCACCGCTCATCTTCCCGCCTTTCTGTACTTCGAGCGTGCCGGTGATGAGCTTGTTGGTACACACCACCTCGGGAGTGTCGAGGGTGATGCGGGTTTCGGCTTTCACCAGCACCACCGGCACGGTGGCGGTAATGGAATCCGACGCGGTGACGTCGGCGGTTTTGATACCTGACACGGTGAGCGACCCGCTGTCGGGTTCGTACTCGATAAACGCGCCGTCAGGAAAGGCAATGTGAAACGCGTCGGCAGAGGCCGAGGGTGCAGGATGGTCATCAGAGAAAATGGCGGGCAGGACAAACGCCGTATCGAGCTCACCGCCCACGGCCAGAATGAGCACCTGCTCACCCACCGATGGAGCCCACCACGTGCGCGAGCGTCCGGCGCGATGCGTCAGCCACTGAAGCCAGTCGGTAATGATGCCGCCGGTCTGCACGCGACAGCGACCTGCATTAAGGTCGGTCTCAGTGATGACGCCGGTGCGGATCAGATTGCGCAGCAGGCGCAGAATATCCTGAAGAGTGGATTGTGTTTTCATATAAGAGAGGATGCCGCCGAGATGTTCCGGCGACAATTGAAGCGGGTATTGCTATCAGTGACACAACATCAGGTTTAGCTCTTATAGACTTCTTTTATTATTTCCATACATTCATCGTATGCATCTTTGTGAAGAACAAACTCTTTATTGAAAAAAAGGAAAAATGCTTTTTTCACTTGAGGCATTTCAATAAAGATAAACTCATCTACTTTATGAAAAAAATGGTAGCCAGGATTACTAGTATTAAAGACAAGAAGGGAATTTCGTTTGTTTCCCTTATTCTTTTTCATAAGTGATCGGCGAGTTCGCCTTACTGTATTAAAAACCATGTGTGGAGTTGTTTCAATTGGCCCCCAAAACATAGCAACTGGAATGTCCGCAATAAACGGTATGTATACCCCACCTTTGTATCTAAGGAAGCGAGAACGTAGATCCATTAGTTGCAATTTAAAACCTAAATATTGCAACCACCAGATGATACAATCGATCTCATAGTAGCTAAATTCCGCCCCGTCCTTCTCCTGAAACAGACGTTTCAAATAGTCTTCAAAAGCCCCAAGCAAATCTGAATTGCATTCTCGACATGCAGGAATGGTCGATTTGATGTAGTTTGTTGATTGATTATTTTTTGTGTTAACAAGATATTTTTTTGGATCACCTTCAAAAGCCCATTGAGGGATGACATGTTCTCGCGTGATTTCGTTTTCACTACCACACAGGACGCAAATATCTGCATTGTGATCGGAGATGATTCTATCCATTACAATTTTTTGGGATTTCTGAACTCGCTGTCTCAATGTGCTAAATTTTTTATCCATAAAATTCGACATTTCCGGCTAGCTTTCCTGTAACTTTATTAGTATCGCATTTTCAATGAGTTGAAAAGATTCTTTATCAAATCCTAGAAGCGGCCTCACATCATAGCGAACTGGTTCGCTGTTTAACCCCGGTTTATCCTTTAACCCATAATGATGCACCCTCGCAATACGCTGCACCTTCCCGGTAAACTCCACCACGGCCGCATCATCGCGTCCGCTAGCTTTCATAAAGCGGTTAGTGCGCAGCTTGGCGAACATCTCGCGCTTTACCCGGCCGTTTTTGGCCCTGACCGGCTGGCGTTTTCTGGCGGCGTATGGGGTGCCGTCCGGGGCCTTCTGCGTTTTGATACGGCACTGCTGTCGGGTGCGTAACGTTTTCGCGATATCGGCGGCCATCCGTCGACGGCTCGCCGGTGACAGCGCCGCAATCAGCCCGGCCAGCCGGTCATCAAAGGGCTTAAACTCATTCATCCTATTCGCTCACAAGCTCGCCATGAACATACAGCTTCAGCGGTCGGGTTACCGGCTCTGGCGGCTGCGGTTCGGCCGCATGCTCGATATGCAGTTCGGCCCCGACTTCTTTGACGATGGTGCGCTCGGTCAGTAACAGGCTGATGCTGAGGTCGATGCTGTCGTCGTTGTTAATGTCTGCCTCGAAGATGAAGCCCCGTTTACGCCCCTCATCCGTGGTCATGATGTCTGCCTGCTGGACCCTGAGCCACGCCTGAATCGGCACGAGGATCAAATCAATATCGCCCGGAAAATCGGTCACCACCACGTTGAGGGTGTACTGATTTTCAAACGACAGCGATGTCGCAAGCGTGGAGGCCAGTTTCCCGTTATCGATAAAAATGCGCATCATGTCGGGATTCGCTTTCAGCACCGGCACGGCATCAGTTAAGGCGTTGCGCAGACTCTTCGGTTTGAACATCAGTTTTATCCTGACAGGCTTTAATCGTTTCGACCTGAAGCGCACAGCTTTCGAGCGCGGTCTCGAGCTGGCGAATGTCGGCGCTCAGGTCACCATTGGTTAACGGGTCACTGCCCGGCATCGGACACAGGCTGACCCTCGGGCAGGCGTTCAGCACAACGACCGGCTGAGATACACGGGGCGCGTCGGTGCAGGCTGCGCACAGCAGCAGGCAGCTCAGCGCTGTACCAGCGGCGTAAATCCTCGTTTTCATTGAGTAACCTCGTGATGGTTCGTTCGCGACGCGCTGCCCGCGTTCCGGCGGCGGCGAGTTTCTGACGCAGTTGCACCTGCGCCCGGTCATTGTCCGCACTCAGGCGCTGCGCGGTGAGTAGCTGGTCTTTCAGCATGGTGATGGTGCGTTTCTGGTCACTGGCGACGTCGTTCGCGCGGGTAAACGCGCGGCTGAGCTTGCTGTTTTCGTGCTTCAGCCAGACCAGCGCCAGCCCGGCCACAGCCAGTAAAATCATCAGTGTTTTCATTTTGCCCCCTGCATACAGCGCGACCATTCCCGGGCGCGACGGTTTTCAAGTCCGGTATTCCTGACGCCGTTCACGTACACCCAGCGGGTGAGTTGATCGCACGCCTGCGACCACTGCTGACGTTTGATAAACGAAACCAGCGTCGAGCGACAGGCCGCCCCCGTGCCGACGTTAAAGGCGAAACTGACGAGCGAGTCATAGACCGGCTGCGGCATCTTCCCCGGCACGCATACCGCCAGCCGTCGCTCAGTCTTGAGCACGTCAGCGACCAGATTCGCCGCCGCGTCGTGTTCGGTGATATTGCGTTTGGGCACCACCCCGGCAGTGTGGCCGATGCCTGATGTCCACACCCCCGCGCTGCACTGGTAGGGGCGCAGACGGCATCCCTCAAGGTCTGCAATCAGGGCGAGACCCTCCGGCGAGGTATTCAGCAGACGAAAATCAGGCACCAGTGCCGCCAGCGCCAGCACGACGGCCACACTGCAACGTTTAACGACTGAGGCCACGGATCACCCCCTTATCGATTCCGGCCGCAACGAGATAGCGGTAGGTCTGGCGGCGGTACCAGAAATTCACCAGCGCGGTGAAAATGGCGCACCCACCGCCGACATATAGCGCGAGTTTTTCCGGGGTCTGCGTGCCGAAATAGGCCAGCGCCACGGAAAACCAGTACGTCAGAAACGTTGTGATTTTTTCCATCGTTAATCCCACAGGTTGAAGGTCTCCGTGACAGCGGCGGTGTCGACGACCGGCAGACTGACGGACGTACCGTGCGGCAGGATAGCCCCCCGCTCAGCCAGACCCGGATTAGCGGCGAGCACCACCTCGACAACCCCCTCAGTGCGGCCGTAATGGCGATGACACAGGGCGTCGAGGGTGTCGCCCTGCTGCGCGATGACATTCATCAGATTTGCCCCACGATGCAGCGGGCTTTGTCCTGAATACGCGCCACTGACCAGCGCATATCCCGCCACAGCTCATCGATGGTGCTGTCGATACTGTCGGCCTTTTTGTCACCTTTAGCGCTCGCATCCACCCCGCGATAGCGCTCATAGAGCGTGGCGGTGGTCATCGCACACACGGCGTTGAAATAGTGGAAAACACGCACGCTCTCGCCATCGAGCTCATCGGTCGGCACCTCCGCGAGCGTCGCATGACCGGCCCCGAACTGAAGGTCGCGCCAGTCGCGCAGCTCGGCGTTGGTTTCGGCCATCCCGGCCTTAATTGCCCGGCGCAGGCGCACAGGAGAAACCGTCTGCTCGAGGCGCATTTCTTCCCGCACACGCTTCGGGTCAACGTCCGGGAAAAAGCCGGTGTTTTTTATCACCGGTTCATCGTCCGGTACCGGGGGGATCACCAGCGGCTCGCGCGGTCGTGCCGGGTTACTGACTACAAGCGTCGTCATGACTACCTCTGAAATAGGTGGGCGGTGGACGCTGGCCTCCGCTCAGGTGAAACACCTGCCTCAGCCAGCGTGCCGCCCGGCGCGGGGCGCATTCTGTTAACCGGCGACTTTCCTCGGGCGACCACGCCCCCGTTTCGCCGGTGAATCGGTTGTTTTTTTGGTGGCCTTTTTCGCGTGCTTCGGCGGGGTTTTCTTCACCGGGGCGACAGGCTTCGGCTTCAGCTCCCGGCCGAGACGTTCGATGTCTTTTTTCACCCCGCAACTGTCATCCAGCTGAATGGCGCGTTGCAGGTGCGCCATCGCCTCAGTCAGCAGCCCGGTATCGCGCAGGATAAGACCCGCGACCTTATGCAGGCGGGCGCGAACCTCGTCAGGCATATCGGCGGTGCGGGTCATGTCGATAACGGTCAGGAGCGGCTGCACGTCCACCGGCTGACTGGCCGCGCGGGCGCGAAGTGCGGCCAGCGCCACCTCTTCGGCCAGCATGTACGGCGCGGTGCGCGCGTGACCGTCGGGCATCGACAGGCCAAAACGCAGCGCGTAGCGGGCAATCTCAATCGCACCGGGAATATCTCCGGCATCGAGACGCCACAGCAGCACGGTCATCAGGATGTCATCCTGCGCCCCGGTGCCGGTCTCGAGCACGCCGGTTACCCACGGCAGGTAAAACGGCAGCAGCTCGCGCTTTTTCTCTGCCTTGCGTTCCCGGGAATGGATTTGTGAAAGCGTCCTGCGGTCTGCGGCCAGCTTCACGAGCATCTGCTCATAAGCCGTGGCATGGCGCAGCGGGCGCTGTTCCCGCTGCGATGCCTGTTCGGCCGAGACCCGCATCGCGTGACGCCGTGCGGGGCTCGCCATCGGTTACGCCTCCCCGCCGTCGGAATGCGCGTCAGCTTTTGGGGCGTCTGCATGTTGAGTGACGACCCCGGCCGTCAGCGCCTGCATGGCTTTCACCATTTCGGCCGCAAACACTTTCGCGCTCGCTGCTTCCGGGGTGGCCTCTTCGTCCTGCTCGAGGATTTCGATGTTTTCAATCAGGCAACCGGCCGCGTAATCCTCGATAACGAAATCGACTTTTACCTGCTCGTAGTTTTCCACCTGGTCGAGTTTCGGGTTTTCGACGATATGGCGGCGGTGGCCGTCTTCGTACAGGTAGATGGAAATGTTATCCAGCGTGGTGATGAACACGCTGTTCGCCGGGAAGAACGGCGCACGCACCGCCTGAAGCTGGCCGATGGTTTTCTGGCTGACAATCAGCTCTGCGGCGAGCTGTTCGCTGTTGGCCTGGAACTTGTTAATCATCGGAAAATATTTGTCGGTCAGGATGCGACGGCCGCAGATGACCACCATTTCCGGGTTTTCGCGGTGGATCTCTTCAATCAGGGATTCGTGCGCATCCATCACCAGCGCGTCGAGGTTGGCGTAATGCCCGCCCTTGCCGACTTTAATCGTGTCGGAAATCACGGTGCCGTCATCATCGACGACGTGCGACATCACGCGCTCTGGCGCATCGTTGCGGTACTTTTGCAGCCAGCCGACCGCCACATCCTGAAGCAACGGGTTTTTCGTGCGGTCGGAGGTGGGGGCGCGGCTCGTGCCGTTAAAACCGATAGTGATGTAGTCCAGTGCCTGACGCTTGATGATGGCGTTCCGAATACGGATCTGAAAATCTTCAAATCGCGCCCACAGGTCGAGCTTGTTGTACTTCAGGTTGTAATCGAAGTTGACCGGTTTGCAGAAGTAGCGGAACGCGTCCAGCTTCGAGAAATCCGCCGTTTTGCGCTCGGTACCGCCGTCGGTGTCGGTGGTGCTGGCGATGGTGCCGGTGACATCGATGCCGACTTTTTCCTCGGTCAGCTCGCCCACGGTCACCATATTGATGAGTTGCAGGAACGAGGACGACTGCTGGATTTTGTCGAAGAGCTTTTGCGTGACGGACGGCTCGACGTTGAATTTTTTATCGAGGTCCGGCACCTCCACGCCGTTCAGCTCGGCGAGGCGGCTCAGGTATTTGTTGAATTTAAAACGGGTCTCTTTACGCATTGATTTTTATCCTGTTTGAAATGGGTAAATCAGCAGTCGGTCAGCGTCACATCCGCCGCATCACCACCGGTGCTCAGCAGGCGACGCGGCTGTTTAATGCTCTCGGTTTTGTCGAGGGTGGTTTTAATGGTGCTGAACTGCTGCGCCGTTTCATTCCCCTGCGCGGCGACGTCCTGCTTCAGGGTCGCGAGTTCGGTTTCCAGTGCCGCAAATCGGGCTTCAGTCGCGTCATCGCCGGTCTGCACACGCTCGGCGATGGAGGTCACGGCTTCATGCACGTCGGCGAAACGGGCGTCATCGCTCTGTTGCTTGCGGCTGAAAATGGTTTTGACGGTGTCGGTCAGCTTGTTGAGCAGGGTTTCGGGCTGGTCTTCAAACTCCAGCTCGGCGAGGGTCGCCACGGAAAACAGGTCTCCCGGCTGTTCTTTCTTGCCATTCAGCGGGTTCGCCGTGGCTCGGCTGCAAAATTCGAGGTACTCAGTGCCGAGACTGGCCGGGTCATCGGTGACGGCCAGCCCGGTGAGATAGCACTTGCCGGAGTTGGCGAAGTTGGGGCGAATTTCCATCGAGGTGTAAACCTTCTGGCCTTTCGCCACCATGTCGATGAGGTTATCGAGCGGGGTGATTCTGCCAAACAGCGCCAGCTTGCCTTTCAGCGCTGAGTCATCATCGATGACTTCGGCTTTCACCTCGGCAACGTCACCATAGCGGCCGTACTGGCCGTCGGGGTTGATACTGCGGATATGTTCGAGATTAATGCGGCAACCGTAGACGCGCGGGTCAAAGGTGTCGGCCATTTCCTGAATGTCGGAGGCGCTGATGACGCGACCGTCGCAGGTGTCACCCTCGACGCCGATGCGAAACCATTTCGAAATTTTGGAGGCTTTTTTTGCCATGAGTCAGGTGTCCTGAGGTTGGGTTTTCGGGTCAGGCTTAGTTTCCCGACTCACCCCCGCAGCGGCTATCGATTGCGGATGGCGTACCTCTGACACAACAGGGCGTTAGCGATTCACCGCCCCTGTTTCTTTAGCCTTGCCCTGTATCAACCACGGCGAGGCAAACATGACCATCACCACTGAGACCACACTCCTGAGCGACCCGCGACGACAGGCGGCGCTGCTGTTCTGGCAGGGCTTTTCCGTGCCGCAAATCGCGGAGATGTTGCAGACCAAACGCCCCACGGTGCAGAGCTGGAAACAGCGCGACCAGTGGGAAGCAACCGCGCCGCTGACGCGCGTTGAAACCACGCTCGAAGCGCGGCTGATTCAGCTGTATGCAAAGCCCGATCTGACGGCACACGATTTCAAGGTCGCCGACTTTCTGGCGAGACAAATGGAGCGTCTGGCGCGGGTGAACCGCTACGGCCAGACCGGTAACGAGGCGGATTTAAATCCCAACGTCGCCAACCGCAACAAGGGCGAGAAGAAGAAGCCGAAAAAGAACTTTTTCAGCGATGAGGCTATCGAAAAGCTCGAGGACATTTTCCTCGACCAGTCATTTGACTATCAGCTCGACTGGTACCGCGCCGGGCTGGCGCACCGTATCCGTCACATCCTCAAATCCCGCCAGATTGGCGCGACGTTTTATTTTGCGCGTGAAGCACTGATGCGGGCGCTGAAGACCGGCAATAACCAGATTTTCCTGTCGGCCAGTAAAACGCAGGCTTACGTGTTCCGCGAGTACATCATCCAGTTTGCGAAGCTGGCGGAGGTTGAGCTCACCGGCGACCCGATTGTCATCGGCAACAACGGCGCGAAGCTGATTTTTCTCGGCACTAACTCCAACACTGCGCAAAGTCATAACGGCGATTTGTACGTCGATGAAATTTTCTGGATCCCCAACTTCCAGCAACTGAAAAAAGTCTCATCAGGGATGTCCTCACAGGAGCACCTGCGCACCACCTATTTTTCGACACCGTCCTCACTAGCTCACGGCGCTTACCCGTTCTGGTCTGGCGAGCAATTCAACCGCGGCCGGTCAAACACCAGCGAGCGGGTCGATATCGATATCACGCACGCGGCACTGGCGAAGGGCGTCGCCTGCCCGGACGGTCAGTGGCGTCAGATTGTCACCCTTGAGGACGCGCTCGCCAAAGGCTGTACCCTGTTTAATATCGACACCCTGCGCCGGGAAAACAGCGTAGATGACTTCCGCAATCTGTTTATGTGCGAGTTCGTCGATGACAAAGCCTCGGTATTCCCGTTCGAGGAATTACAGCGCTGCATGGTCGACAGTCTGGAGAAATGGGAAGACGTCGCCCCGTTCGCTGACCGGCCATTCGGTCATCGTCCGGTCTGGGTGGGCTATGACCCGTCATTACGCGGCGACAGTGCCGGATGCGTGGTTATCGCGCCGCCGGTAGTGGCCGGGGGCAAATTCCGCATCCTTGAGCGTCACCAGTGGAAAGGCATGGACTTCGCACAGCAGGCCGAATCCATCCGCGAGCTGACGCTGAAATACTCCGTTGAATACATCGGTATCGATGCGACCGGACTCGGTCAGGGCGTTTTCCAGCTCGTGCGCTCGTTCTACCCGGCCGCGCGTGAAATCCGCTACACCCCGGAAATGAAAACCGCGATGGTACTGAAAGCCAAAGACACCATCACGCGCGGTTGTCTCGAGTATGACGTCGGCGCAACCGACCTCACGCAGTCGTTTATGTCCATCCGCAAAACCATGACCAGCAGCGGGCGCAGCGCAACCTATGAGGCCAGCCGCACCGAGGAAGCCAGTCATGCCGATCTCGCCTGGGCAACCATGCACGTCTTAATTAACGAGCCCCTGACCGCCGCCAGCGGTCAGTCGTCATCCTCGATTATGGAATTTTATTAATGAGCAAACGCAGCAAGAAAAACCAATACACCGCGAAGCCGCGCCAGCACACCGCCGCGCCCGCTCAGAGCATGGAAGCGTTCACCTTTGGCGAGCCGACGGCGGTGCTCGACCGGCGCGATATTCTCGATTATGTGGAATGCGTCGATAACGGCCAGTGGTACGAGCCGCCGGTGAGTTTCTCGGGGCTGGCGAAAAGTATGCGAGCGGCGGTGCACCACAGCTCACCGATTTACGTGAAGCGTAATATTCTGGTGTCGACCTACATTCCGCACCCGAAATTATCCCGGCAGGACTTCAGCCGCTTCGTGCTCGATTTTCTGGTCTTCGGTAACGCCTTTCTCGAAATGCGCCGCAGCCTGAGCGGCAAGGCCGTCAAATTTGAAACCTCACCGGCCAAATACACCCGGCGCGGCGTTGAGGATGATGCTTACTGGTACATTCAGTCATTCGCGCAGGCACATCAGTTCGCGCCCGGCTCGGTGTTTCACCTGCTGGAGCCGGACATCAATCAGGAACTCTACGGTCTGCCGGAATACCTGAGCGCCCTCAATTCCGCCTGGCTGAATGAATCCGCGACCCTGTTTCGCCGCAAGTATTATCAGAACGGGGCGCACGCCGGGTACATCATGTATGTGACCGACGCCGCGCAAAGCAGCACCGACGTCGAAGCGCTGCGCAAGGCGATGCGCGATTCGAAGGGGCTCGGGAATTTTAAGAACCTGTTTTTCTACGCGCCGAACGGCAAGGCCGACGGGATTAAAATCGTGCCGCTGAGCGAAGTCGCCACAAAGGATGATTTCTTTAACATCAAGAAAGTCAGCGCCGCCGATATGCTCGATGCACACCGCATCCCGTTCCAGCTCATGGGAGGCAAACCGGAAAATGTAGGCTCATTGGGTGACGTTGAGAAGGTGGCGAAGGTCTTTGTGCGTAACGAGCTCAGCCCGCTACAGTCGCGCTTCATGGAGCTAAACGAATGGGCGGGCGAAGAGGTTATTCGCTTTAAAAAATACTCGCTTGAACCCGAGGACGAGTAACGATCGCAGCCGCCGAAAGGCGGCTTTTTACTGCCCCGCATCAGACGCCCACAGAAGCACCACACGCCGAAAATACACCGCGATACCTTACGACCTCACAGCGACGCGCTCAGACGCGAGAAAATAATTATCAGTACCACGCCGGGCGCGCAATGCTTTCCCCGCCACGCCTGCCCGCTTCAGAGGTCTGTTTTAATGCATCATTGCAATCGAGGAAAGCCACGGCCCATCAATCATCAAACTCCGTACCCAAGTAACATTTATGAATGCGATTTAATGCAACCTCATGCAAGTTGTGATAATGATCATTCAATGCGTACTACTAAGCTAATGCATAATAAGGAGATTAAAAATGTCTGGTTTTTCCCTTGACTTAACCAAGCTTACCCCTGGTGTAAATAGTGACACAGCAATTCCACCTAGAGATATATTCACAGCTCTTCCGAGCAAAGATACAAAGTTTCAATACCCCCGAGATGTGCAATCTGAGGTTTGGGAAAAATGGTATGACGCAAGGAAAAACCAAACCAATATAATCAAAATGAACACCGGAAGCGGTAAAACATCAGTTGGGTTAATAATACTTAAAAGCTGCATAAATGAAGGAGAAGGCCCGGCTGTATATGCAGTTCCTGACAACTACTTGGTTGAACAAGTTGTATTAGAAGCTAATCAACTTGGAATACCAGTAACTCAGGATGAAAGATCTCCTAAATTCATTGCAGGCAAAGAAATTCTAGTCACAAATATATTCAAACTGGTTAATGGACGTTCAGTATTTGGTGTTGGAGATGAAGGACCAAAAATCCCAATAGGCGCCATAATAATTGATGATGCTCACGCATGTCTTTCATCAATCGAAGATCAATTTTCCATTAACATACAGAAAAATAATTCTGCATACGATAGTCTTTTCAGGATATTCGAAAATTCTTTAATGACACAGGCCAGTGCAAAGACTCTAGAGATAAAATCAGGAGATAGAAATGCCTATGTCAGAGTTCCATTTTGGAAATGGCAAGAAAGTATAAATGAAATAACCAGAATATTACTGGAAAATAAAGAACATGACGATTTAAGCTTCAAATGGCCATTAATCAAAGAGAACCTAACATTATCGAAATGTGTTGTAAGCGCTTCTAAGATTGAAATATCGCCTCACTGCATACCCATCCAAATGATACCAAGCCTATCAAATGCAAGAAGAAAAATATTCATGACCGCTACCCTGGTCGATGAGTCTATTCTCGCGAGCCACTTCGGAATCACAGATGAATCATTATCGAACCCAATCACACCCAAAACCATTGGCGATATTGGCGATAGAATGATTCTTATGCCTCAAGTTATCAATCCCAGTCTTTCCGATGTAGACATTAAAGCTATGTGTAAGGAGATATCTACCAAGCATAATGTTGTTGTAATTGTGCCCTCCGAATACAGGGCTGGATTTTGGCAAGATGTTGCAGATAGGGTATTAGATAAGGCTACGATTTATCGAGGCGTACAGGAGCTGAGAGCACAGCATGTTGGTTTAGTAGTCCTCGTTAATAGATATGACGGCATCGATTTACCTAATACCGCATGCCGTCTATTGGTAATCGATGGACTTCCTGACGTTCGTAGATTGGTAGATAAAGTCACGCAAAGTTTATTGTTAGGAAGTGAAAAAACCAAAGATGAGATAATCCAAAAAATCGAACAAGGAATGGGTCGTGGAGTACGGTCAAGTGACGACTTCTGCGGTGTAATCTTACTTGGTAAGGCATTAAATGGTGCCGTTTTCCTTGGTTCCTCTTTAGATAAATTCTCTCCTGCAACAAAAGCACAAATTCAACTTTCTCAGAAATTAGTGCCCATATTACCCGATACTACAATTGATTCAATTAAAGGCGCTCTAGATTATTGCTTATTACGAAAACCAGAGTGGGCCTCCATGAGCAAAGGGGTGTTGGCTGGCTTAACAATGGAAAAAACCCAGATTGATCAGCATATAATAAACAAAAGATTGGCGTATGATTTAGCATCGCGAAATATAATGCAGCAGGCAGCATCAACATTAATAAGCGACAGTAACACAGCAGATAAAATATACAGAGGTTATTTAAAGGAACATGCAGCAGAATATGTAAACCTCTATGACAAAGCAGAGGCTCAAGTATTACTACAGTCTGCATCGAGTGATAATTACAGGGTATTAAAACCACTAATCGGCGTAACTTATAACAGGCTCAATGGTGCGGCGTTAGAACAAGCTAAAGAATGTAGCTCCTATCTCAGAAGTAGTTTTAAAACAGCGAATCAGGTCGTGGTTTATACTAATTCAATATTAGAGAGTCTTATTTTCTCTGAGGGCACATCGAACCCCTTCGAAGATGCTATTGATAAAGTGGCATATTTGATCGGATTCCGCAGTCAACGACCAGAAAATGATACAGGGAAAGGACCTGATAACTTATGGGCAATGGGAGAAAATCATTACCTCGTAATTGAATGCAAAAATGGGGCAACCGCCGAAAGAATAAGCAAACATGATTGTAACCAATTAAATGGTTCTGGAGCATGGTTCCGAAGCATGTATGATCAAACAGCCACTTTCGACCCTGTGATGATTCATCACTCTAACTTCCCTGAATATGCAGCAACACTAAATGAAGGCTCTAGAATAATGACCATCAGAGACCTTGATAATTTTAAAGCATCTATTGTTAGCTTTATCACTGCCATTTGTACAAGTGACAAATTGCACGATGAAATATTTATAAGGGAACGTTTAATATCTTGTAAATTACGTGCATCGGATATAATTAACACCTACACACGTAAATTCCGATAAATAATGTAAAAGCCAGTACTTATAAAGTACTGGCTTTTATTTCTAGTAAATTCATGGAAGTCATTACTCTTTTTTATCACTGCCAGGCTTGACTCCACTTTTAAAAAGCCCGCTAACAACAAACCCCACCAGACCAACAATACTTACTGTCGTTGTTCCCATTAATGCGATAATGACTGTTTCTGGTGGTTCGAAATTTTTCTTAAGAACATAGAGAAATATCATACATCCTACAAAGGTACACCAGACTTTCATAAATGAGTATGTTTTGTCTGCCATTGACTTACGCAACTCATTGTCGGTGAGTACACCATCTGTTTCTGCATTTTTTCTTGCTGTTTCTGCCTGCACATCCTCAAGATTAGTTTTAAGCGCATTAACACAATGGCTTAACTCAGCAATCTGAAAATTAAGACTAGAAAGATCAAGGCGTTGCATTGCCTTACTATCTTCTTCTTCAGTTTCAATATCATCGACGACATCCTGAATAGTTTCAGGCTCGTCATCACCAAGAGGGGTTTCCTCTGCACCAGACTCTAACGCAGCGGACGCCGTGCGTAAATTGCCTTCGGCTGTTTGCAGTCGCTGGAGCAAATCAAAGTTTAGTGACGCGGAATTGTTGTTATCTTCGGACATAAAAAAACCCCATCAACAGATGGGGTTATGATAAATCGTAGTTACAACCCAATGCAATTACTATCACCTGCCAGAAGCTTTTGATAGTAATTCTGAATTAGGCCATCAGGTATGATATCGGAACTGGCTGCCATAGTTTGCTTCCAAGGAGTGCCTTCACGGTGAGTAAATTCAGAAAGCTGCTCCGCTGAGTACTTCCCGTAAATGTTGAAAACATTCCCTACAAGCTGCTCAGCCCAAGGGTCTAACTCTTCAGTCAAAACCGATGGCAAAAGTATAGGCTGCTGAATTGGCGAACGGCCAAAACCTTTCAAGGAGTTGTACAACACAGGAACTACTGGTCCATAGCGCCATGCGCAAACAGGCGTAGATAGAAGCGGTTGCCCCTTATAGCCTAAGCTTATGCCATGAGCGATGTATACCAGTTTTTGTGCCTGCATTTGGGTGATTGGCGTACCGGCCTCGCAAGCAAGCTTTATAAACTTATTCGCGATATTCAACGGGCTGTACATACTCAACCTCCTTATGTTTCACAGAAACATCTTTACCAGTATGATGCTGCGAACTCTCAAATTATATCTATTCATATCAACTTATAGAGCGATGCTTGACCTGTCAATGCAATCGCGTGCGGAGTATATGTTCGATAAACCCTACAATCAATCAGCATTATCAAAAACTGCGCATTAAGCATGTATACAACGAGCAATTAACAACCAAAATACTGATCATTTATACAGTATAACACATATTGTCTTTCAATCAACATACACCCTCAGAAACCCGGCCAATCATATGTAAGCTGATACTTGTAACTGTTTTTACCGTAGATACTCATGGCACCTCTGGCCAGAACCTCAATCTCCCAACATAGTGGAACAATGCCATGTTGCGCGAGTTCGAAACGGATTCTAGGCATTTGCTCCCGTTCAGCTTTGGTCATCCGACCCGATGGTGCAATCTGATTCTGTTTAAGCGGTTCACCGCTTCTTTGCTGTCGCATTGGTTTCGGTGCATCATGTTTTAGTGCTCCCCTGAGCACCGTCACGACTTCCGGGTCATCCCATCGGATAACGCCACTATCAACCAGATTTAACACCGCTGCGGCATGCTCAGACGGTGTAGGGGTCATAACGGGATCATCACCACTGGTGAGCTTTCCACAGTTATTGACAGGACTCCGAGGCGCGGTGATACCGCTTTTTAAAGTCAAAGGCTCAACGGCCAAAAGCTTTGGAACAATGCGCCAGTCTGCTGACCGGGTAACGTGAATGTGATTAGCGCCGATGTGCGGGGCATAAATCCCGACGATGCGCTCGATGTCTTCTTCGTAGTCGTTGACCTCATCTGTCACGTTGCGGGCTACCCTGACGGTCTGGCTGTCGCGTGGCACATTCGCCCCACCCTGCGCAGCGATGTATAAATCAAACTCTCCTTCATCGGCAGCAGCACGAGCCGCTTCGACGCGCTCGTCAAATTCAGAAGCGATACTGACGCCACGAGGCAGTTTACGCAGCTCGCGATAAGCGCCCATTGTCGGCAAGCCAATCGGTTTAAATTGAGGTATGCGCCACGTCGACGCCCACGCCGTTACAGCGGCAGCGGTATCCTGTAGTGGTTTGCCGGTGTCGTGGTCGAGCTGGCCATCGAGGGCGTAACCGTCGATATTTTTTGCGATGTACTTCGCGATATAGCCCGCAGCACCACCCTGATTGAGATGTTTCGCCTGAAAGCGCTGTTTCGCAGCACCCCGCTCGTCACCATCCTCTTTCAGGGCATAGCGGCGCATGATGTCGGTAATTTCTTTGCGCTGGCCGGGTTTGCAAAACAGCATCATGTGCCAGTGCGGCGTGCCGTCATGATGCGGCTCAACCACGCGCATTCCGTAAACCTGTAAATCGTTATCCTTAAACGCCGTTCGCATCAGGCTCCAGATGTGGCACAGATAGCGCTGCGTATCTTTCGGGGTGTACGCCTCATCATTCCAGCCATGATTAAGCTGAACGGTTTTACTTTGCCCTTTACCGACCTGACGAGTCGGGTGATATTTCGACGGCGCGGTCAGCGTGATAAACATCCCAACATCACCCTCATTGGCGGCATAACGCTCGATACCGGCGATGGTATTCATCAGCTCCATACGGCGGATCTCAGGGTTAGAAATACTCCCCATCACCTTACTGATGAGATCGATACGCTCACCGGTGACTTTATTCTCGAGCTCGCAGGATTTCAGGTATTCGAGGTTAGCCAGACGGCGAGAATGCACATCACGGATGGCGCTTTTGCTGGCATACGGTGAGCGGTCTTTATTCACTTCACCGGCGGCAATTAGCAGCGATTCATGCCAGCGCATGCGCTGCGCCTTAAACTGGTTAATCCACCACTCGTCATTGATGAGACGCGCCACGGCGGAAAATGCCTGGCGGATTGTCATCTGACCTTTGCGGTATTTCTTCCAGAAGAGCGGCGTGATATTGAATGCACGCGCCGCGCCAGCGACATGACCATAAAGGTGAGCCTGCGCCTCATCAGTAAACAGCGATTCTTTGCCGTCGTGCGCTTCCGCCCAGGCATCGCTTAATTCCTCATACATGATGAAAAGCTGCGCGGCGATGCGGGCCGCGAATTTCTTCAGCTCTTTGTCATTCATTCCCGGCAGTCGGGCGTAGTTCTCGCGCTCGGTCAGGAACAGCAGAGAGGCATCAGCATTCATTTCGTTACGCTGATTGACGCGCTCGATGCGCGGCCATAACCGTCGCAGGAATGTCGACTTGAGGAAATAAAGCCCATGCACCGGGCTTTTGTTCCGGCGGATGTAGTCATAGCGTGAGGTAAAGAGCGAGCTCAGGAAATAGGGCAGGTAGTCAATCTTTGATAAAACACCTTGCACCTGACGCTGTTCGTCACGTGTAAGGGGTCTCTCGCGCCCGATAGCTTCGCGGGGCGCGTTGAACGGGTAAGCACCGACAAACGGCTCGCCGGTGCTTTTGGAAAATGGGGGTGGAGGTGTAGGGGCAATGCGCCCCATTCTTTCAGCGGTCATTAACGCCAAACGCCTCCGCACATGCCTGACCGACTCGCTCAATCTGCGCCGCCAGCTCAGCGAAAGCACGGGCTTCGCCCGTTAATGCATCATGCAACATCAGAGTCTTAACGAGCTGATCCAACTTAGTGTAATAGCCGACAACATCCAGCCATTCATTACCGGCATTTTTCCCGGTTTTGGCTGTTTTCTTCTCGTGCAAAATAAACTGAAACGGGTCGCTGGTGACGACATAGCGGTCGCCAATTTCGATGCGAATGCTCATGCCTGCCCCCGGTAGTGTCTGGCGTTGGCTTCCAGTAGCGATTGACAATGAACGCAGCGCAGAGCTGTCGGGTGGGCGGCGCGACGTTCAGCCGGAATTGACCGGTCACAATCAACACAAACCAAAACAGCAGCGCCACCCGATTTCAGACGTGCGGCATCGACATGACGGGCCAGTGATTCGGCCTGTAGCTCCTGAACGTGATCCATATAATCTGGCATTATCCTGACTCCTTTATGCATCCAGCTTGTTGAGCTCAGCCCGACAGGCGGCGCTCAACTCTTCGGTTAATTTGGCAAACTCATCAAAACTGGTTATCTGCTTTAAATAGATGGCGCGTTTAAGAAGCAAATTGACCATGTCCGACAAGAGATTTAATTGGTTCGCGTAGATAGCAATAACAGCCTCTATTTTTTCGCCGGTGCCTTTATCGCGTTTAATATCCTTCAGCGCTAAATCACCGTTATCCATTACGCTGACCTTTAGCCAGTTATTCAGTAATACGGACTTGTGCGTAGCCATTAGCAGCACTCCCCACGCAACAGCCCTGCATTATGAAACTGCGTTGACTCCTGACTAAGTAACTCGACAATCTCCACCTTGTTCAGCTCACGCTCGGCGATGTGGCGAATCAGCCCATCCAGGCGAGATGAAAATCGGGTCGCTGCATCCGCCTGCGCCTCAGCTCTGGCCTGCTGTAACATCAAAGAGAACTTAGCGCACTGCTTTCCTGTTTTAGTCATAACGACTTTCTCCAGATAAAAGGAAGCCCCGCACAATCAAGTGCGTTAAAAATCACGGGTAATTAATTAATGCAGATATTGCTCGGGCTTAACCGATGTCAAAATTGTTGGAGCATGTTCAAACAAGCTGAATAATTCACGCAATGCGCGGAATAGTTTCTCACGCCAATAACATGAATCCTCATCAATTCGCCAGTAAGGTTGATTAAATTCTTTCTCGGTTAAACCGGCATGCATGAATAAACTGCGGCGCTGGCTGACAGTTAAATAACTGATGTAGGCAATTTCACTCGCCCCCACCTGACGACGTTTTGAAAATGCTGCACGCAACTCATCAATCGCGCAGGCCAGACGTTCACGGTCCACATCACACATCTCTTCAAATCGCATAGTTGCGTGTCGCTGTTTTAACTGCGCATGAAAACAGACCGTAAGGCGCTCGCGTTCCATCATCTTGTTATAGAAATCGCAGCTTTCCTGCCAGCGCGGCGCAGCAAGATATCGACCAACCAGACCACGCAAACCTTCCGGTTGCTGAGCAACCACACCGAGAGTCATCACAGCCATTTCCAGAACCTCCGGGTTTTCATGAGTGTGATAGCCGTACCGATCACACCAGGCTTGCGGGTTCGGATAATGATTCCTTTACGGCCGCGACCGTGGGTGATAGTGAAATTAATCGGGGTCAGGTTCTGCTGGTTACGCAGAAGTTGAGCAATGCAACGAGGCTCATTCATAGTTAGAGCCCCATCCACAAAAGCCAAGCGTCACGTTGTTCAGGCGGGCGATTATAATAGGCCTCGCGAACCCCTCGATTAAATTCCGGCACATATACCAACTTGTCACCAGCGCGAGCATTTGGCTTTGCTGGATCGCGAAGCTCAATAATTGGCAGCTTGTTAGCTTTAAGCATTTCAACCACTGCGGTGCGTGGTTTTCCTAGCAATTCCGCGAATTTATCAGGATGAACCGCATCTAGCGGATACTGGATTAAGTATTCTTTTGCTTCCATCGTTAAACCCTCATTTTTGCGCTGCCGCCGTGGTCTGGTGGCGACTTCGTGCTAACCTTTCAAGATCCAGCCCTTTAGAAACCGCTTGAGAACGCTCACGGCGGCTGGTTTTATGCCCCAAAAGGTTCTGAATGAATGACCTTTTGGGGGTGAATATAGTCATTGAGTCAGGACCATGTCAAATGAATCTTGCACAGAAGCTACGTGCCATAAGGAAAGCTGAGGGATTAACTCAAGCTAAATTCTGCGAAATCAGCGGGATTGCATTAGGAACATTAAAAAACTACGAAGGTGGTCATCAAGAACCCGGCATACAAGTTGTAATGCAAGTAACTAACTCGAAGCAGTTTGAAAAATATACGCTTTGGCTAATGACAGGTAATACCGCCCCGCAAGCTGGTCAAATCTCACCGGCTTTCGCACACATTGGGCAAGATCCAACAAAATCAGGCCAATCCGAAAAACAGACTGGCTAACACTATATAAACATTACATTTTCACTATTTGTTACCAAGACGAGATAAACAGTGCCGGAGGGCTTTCTTATGTCAATTAAGAAGCTCGATGATGGTCGCTATGAAGTGGACATTAGACCGCGCGGGCGCGAAGGACGTCGCATTCGCCGAAAGTTTGATAGAAAGGCCGAAGCTGTCGCGTTTGAGCGTTACACACTGGCAAATGCAAGCCAAAAAGAATGGGCAGGGCAACGGGCTGATCGCCGTTTGCTGACTGAATTGCTGCAAGTGTGGTGGCAGTATCACGGGCAGAACCATGAACACGGTAAGAAGGAATTTAATCACCTGCTGAAGACTATTAACACCCTAGGCGATATGCCCATCAATAGGCTGAGTAAACGAATTTTGATGGATTATCGTTCCGCCCGGCTGAGTGATGGCATCAGCGCATCAACAATTAATCGTGATATGTACCGTTTTTCAGGCATGTTCACGAAGCTAATCCAGTTGGAGGAAATGAGAGGAGAGCATCCGGTCCACGGTTTGCCACCACTGGCGGAAACCAACCCAGAAATGACGTTCCTGGAAAGGTTTGAAATAGGCAAATTGCTAGATGCATTAAGCGGCGACGCTCGCCTGATAGCATTACTTGGCATAAGTACAGGTGGACGCTGGTCAGAACTGGTCACGTTAAAACCTTCTCAGGTGGTCAATTGCCGCATTACGTTCCTGAAAACGAAAAACGGGAAAAAGCGTACGGTACCGATATCGCCAGAATTGGAAAAAATGATTAAGAAGGAGGCAAGCGCGAAGTTGTTCAAAGTGGACTATGAGAAATTCTGCAAGGTGCTGCGGATGGTTAAGCCAGACATCCCGCCAAATCAGGCAACGCACATCCTGCGCCACACCTTCGCAAGTCATTTTATGATGAACGGAGGGAACATAATTGCGCTTCAGCAAATACTGGGCCACGCGAACATACAGCAAACGATGGTTTATGCGCATCTGTCGCCAGATTATCTACAAAATGCTGTTGCATTAAATCCGCTGGCCGGTGGTGTTTCATTGTAAGAGGTTGAGTGACTCCGAGTGTCCACATCGTGTCCACACTTGGGAAACCATGAGACCCTTCAAGACCTTTGCAGCTTTATCTAAGTGGCTGTTTTCACTTAGATTGAGAGGTAAGTTTTTGATAAAAAAAACCCCCTCATCATGAGGGGGAAGACAGGGATGGTGTCTATGGCAAGGAAAACAGGGTTTATTACTGGTTACTACGGGTATTGCTACTGCTACTAAACAGCGTCGACATCGAGCCTT